ATAATTGCTTGGTCTGTCATTTCGGTGCCTCAGTGATCGACATAATGTCGTTATCAGTTGCTATCTTGTACTCTTCGTCACCATGCTTGACCGTGAAGCCTGCATGAGACCTTGTTACTACCCAATCACCTACCTTTGGCTTTACTTCGTCTGCACCCCAGTCGCTGAATGCTGCACCTCCAACAGCCAATACCTCCATCTTGGTCACAGCCCATTGCTCAACCTTCTTCTGGGAGTCAGGCAATATAAACTGTGTACCGTCTATTCGATCATCTAACTGGTGCTGTCTCAGCAATACCTTGTAGTGAACTGGTTCATAGCCGTACTTCTCAAGATTGCTCATTCTCTAACTCCTTTCTCTGGTCAAAAATCTCGGTTTCTCTTTCATCAAGCCAATCACGATAGTCAGCATCGATTATGTCGTCGTATACCATCGCCCGAACAATTACCTCATCTTGACCATCACGGTCTGATCGGTATAACCCTTTGCCCAGGTCCTCCTTGATCTCCTCCCGCCGGTCCTTGATTCTGTCCCATAGCCATTCGGTCACCGGATGCTTTCGCCATGTCAACCATTCGTCTTCTGAAATCATCTAAATCCCTCATATCTGCTTTGTATTGATCTAATTGCTGTCCAGCCTCTCTAGCTTCTGCTGAAGCGATGTTATCAACCGCCTTGGCCTTGGCCTCAAGTGCCTTCGCAGCACTCTCAAGCTCCTTAAATGCCGTCTCCTGCTCCTTCCTTGACATCTCTCTCTCTTCAAAGCCCTGCTTACGATCAACCTGCTCCTGGGCCTTCTTCTGAAGTGCCTGATCACGCATCTTGATCTGTTCCTGCTGATTCGGTACAGGCTGTAATATCTCCTCAATCCCATCTACATTCGCTGATTCAAGAGCTCGCTTGAGCATGACCATACGGTTAACTTCAGGATACTTATCAGCCAGGCTCATCAGGAACTCAACCCTGCCCATCTTCTGCATGTCCGTAGCGACCTCTGGATCCGCAACAGGTACAAAGTCATAGCCATCATCATCGAAGTCAGATCGCTTAACAGGTGAATCTATGACGTCCTCATAATGCTCTTCATCAACGGTTCTAAAGTTCCACAACCTCAGTATGTTGAGCTCACCGGCCAATGATCGGTATATCCTCTTGTGAATGGCGCTGAATACCTTCGTGCCCTGCTCAATCAAAGCTAATGTGGTCGTTGCAGGGACATTCATAGCCTGCTCACCCATCAGCACGTCTTTAATGTTCGCTACCTCTCGGGCAGCATCGGTAATCCAGCCAAGCAATTGAAATAAGGTTTGTGACGGACCAGGGAAAGTAAGCGGGACCATACCCTTACGCAGATCATCACCCTTGATATTGACGGACTTCCATTCACCAACAGCAAACTGCAATGACCCCTTCTTGATCTTCGCATCTTTGGCAAGAAACCCTGAGTTCGAGTTAGCCAGGCGCCCAGCATCCATCAGTTGATTCAAAGTCGTGTTAATGACCTCGTTCAGTGGATACAGGATGTCAAAGAATCCCATGTCATAGAACCCACCGTCTGAGGAGGGGATGAATGTGTATTTCTGATAGAACAGGATCTTGTTGATGCGCCTGACTTCACCATCGTCATTCTTGATCACATCAGCCATCTGGAAGTTAGGCAGTATCTGAGCTACAGCACCGCTAGTCTTGTGGACAATGATGATATAGGGCTCTTTGTACCCATCATAATCAAGGTCAAACCATGTGTGCTGCTCAAGGAACTCAATCTCTGCGTCTGTATCAGTGCTGCTCTCGCTATAATCGAACGATAACCATGATCCCTCACGAATACGCTCCTCAACCTGATTAGGATAGAGCGTGAATTCCTCTGTTATCCGTGGTGAATCCTCAAGGTTCTTTGTAGCAGAAGGTACAACCAAGTGTTCAGGTGACAATATCTTACTTTCAATCCTGTCCTTTGACTTCGAGTTCCAATACTTCCTGAACATGTTCCCATACAGCGGGAGCATCAATAACATCTTGTCGGTATCTTCTTCCCATTCCTTGAGCTCGTTGAACAACTGCCAGTTCATGTACTCAGCAGCTCGATCAGCCTTGTTCTGCTTATCTCGCAGGGCTTCCATCTTCTCAATTAGGGGTTGTAGTTCACCGGGAGGGATTTGTGGCTGTTGTTGTGCTGGGGGTTGTCCAGGCTGCGGGGGTTGCTGCGGTTGACCCTGCTGCTGTAACTGAGCCATTTCCTCATCACTTGGAGGGGTAATGTCACCCACCATCTGAGGCTTGACGACATTATTGCCTTGGAGGATAGCCGGATAGGACCTGGCATTGAACTGAATACATGCAGTGGTTAATAGCGGATACTTGACGTTCGAGGCATTCTCGATCGGTGTGTTCTTGCGCTCTATCGTCTGCTTGACAATCCTCTGACCTAGCTCCCACTTTTCAGCCTTCTCAACACGGACAGGATCATTTACATCTAAATCAAAGGTCTTGGTTACCTGCGTCCCATACTTGCCTAGCTCCTCGTCTTCAAGGATAGACGCCACGCCACCTGGCTCTTCAGCACCGGCTGTTAGTATCTCTTGCAGTCGCTTGGGATCAGCTTGCTGTGTTTCGCGTTCTTCTGGCATTTAGTATCCTGTTAACCTGAATTCACCAATCGTAAACTTGGCTTTCTTAATTCTTAGACTCGGAGTTGTGATAAACCCATGCCGCGATGATGCAAGCAACTTGGCGTCATTTAACTGGCGGATCAATATGCTTATGTCCCTGACTTGCTCCAGTATCTCAGTCGGGCTTGTAAGCATTATTGTCATATCAATATCCTGTTACTGGGCTATTGCCTTCGGTGTATGAGTAATCTTCGTCCTGGTCTTCAAATGGCGTCTCTTCAGCAAGGTCCAACCCACTCATGACCATGTATCGCGTGTCATCCATCAAGTGATCACCATCCTTCACGATATGGCCCTTGTCATCCCTGCGATAGATGCGATATTCACCGAGCCAGTTGTTGAGCGTCTTGAATACCTTGAGACCACCACCTGACAGTCTTTGCCATACCTGATAAATACCTGCTTCGACCGTGTTGTCTGCTTTGGTCAGGTTCAAGCCTAATTCCTGATAGTCCCACATCAGCTGTGCACCATCTTTCTGACTTCGACCACGAGCAGCAGGATCGATAACCCCGGGTATCCACTCACCCCTCGATCTAATGGCATGAGCATGGATAGATGGTTCTTTCTGCCCAACGTAATACTCGGAGTACAGATACAAGACATTGGACTCTCGATCAATTGCGCCCCACAAACATGCTGTACGCTTCCAACCCACATCCAATGCAAACACCCGGGGCCAGAAGTCAGGGATATTAAATGGATCTACAACGATCTCCGATTCCGGTACTGGATAGATTGCACCTGAGCCCAATTGCGGTATTCCTTTCGTTCGTGCATCTCGTTGATAGGGTGGGATTGATTCCCAGAGTATCTTTTGTTCTTCTTCGCCTAGGTGAGGTGCGTCAGACCACGTCGCCATCACTACAAACTTGGACATTATCTGCCTAGCCCTGTTATGACATTAATCACTTGTTTTCCAGGAGTCTAGCGCATGTGGTCCGCCACCATAATAAAGGACAACCCCTAAAAAATCATTCGAGCTGTTGGGAAAGTGAGTATCCAGCATTGTTCTAAACCGAGTCGGATCGGTCTGCATTAGATGCTGCACTACATTGATTACCAAATGCATACTATTAATATTGACTTTCGGAGTAAGTTTTGAAGCTGCTTCTGCCATATCTATATCCTCAACTAAGGGGCGCTCTAATATATAAACCCGTGATATCCAGCACTTTCAACGAAGGAATGCGCCCTGTAGCGGGTCTATATTTACTGATTTATGCAGATTTGCTCGTTAGATGCCATTAATCAGGCAATTTGCCACCGGGAAGGAAGGATAAAACCACTTCACTCAGCCCCAATAGCGGGGTAAATGTGTTCATCAACATGCCCATGCCCTGCTTTGTTGTCATCGTTCTTAACAGGCACTCAGTGTAAACAGGCATTGGTGGCTCCTCATCGAGCCAGATCAACTCTTTCTCCGTACCCTGGAATGATATGCGCTTCTGATCGTATGATTTAAACGCTAGATGGCTTGTGCCGCCTGAGCTGTGCTTTATATACACATCCTTTACAGCGTCTGGTAAGCCGCTCCTGGGGGTTGTGCGCTTGATGTACTTGTGCGGGATAAGCCCTGTACCATGCTCTCCAACCGGACCAAGCATCTTGAACTGTATGATGTCACGTACTGTCTCGCCTGTATCACCCGCAGCCCAGGCGCTTACAGGCCGTTCAAACCTTCTGCCTACCCACCAGTCAGGATAACGTCCAGTAAGGTGGAGCGTGGTCTCATAGCCACCTACGCCCTCTGTCTTGCCAACCCTGTTAGCCGCAAGCATCAGCCTTTCATTGAAGTCTGTGCCAGCAGCAAAGAACTCCATGTGCTTGACGTACAACTCACGTCTTAAAGGGCCTAGCTCGGGATAGTAGAATTGAATCTTGTGCTTCTTCTCTCGCTCAATGAGCCGTATGGTTAAGAGGTATTCCTTCTGTAGGTCTGTTAAGTCGTCCCAACTCTTCTCGAATATCGTCATCGGTCATCGCGTCCACTTTCTCTAATAGCTCATGGGATACATTGATCTCTTTGGGTAGCACCTGGGCTATAACCTTGATGATTGCTATCTTGTCATCCTTCCACGCCTCTTCAAGCCCTTTAGAACCGTGCTCTGCCCATAACTTGTTGAGATCAGACAGGAATGATTCAGACAGCTTATTGCGTGTTCCTTTGGGTCTGCCTGGGTTCCCTTTCTTGAATTGGGTATCAGAACTCGCCATCCGTTATGTCTCCGTATCTTCGGTCTCTCTATTAATGGACAGGACGCCGAAAGATCGCACACCTTCTTGATTGGTTGATATCAAGTAATTGGTCGACTAAAGATGTCCCCTCTATCCCAGTGACATGCTTGGCTAGATCTAATAGCAAGTCGCTCTCATGCTTTATGAGTTCGTGTGCCTCGATTTGCTGCTCATCCCCATGACTACGCACAAATACATCCAGTTCGTCCTGTAGTGCATTAAAGTCTTCCTCTAGCTGTTGTAGTGCGTTCATATCTCTACCCTCTACGTTTCACATGAAACCATTCTCTATCAAATACTGCGTAATGATCCACCTGGCAACTGTTTTGACTTCAGCACTCATTGGTGTGTGCCTGTAAGCTATTAGTTCTGAGTGGATCCTGCGTTCTATCTTGTCCATATCTATATCCTCTGGTGTTGCTCATGATGCAGGAATAGCATTAGGGAAATGACGCTTGCCCAAAGCAGAGCCTTTACTATCCCCTTTGATTTCAGGATAGGTATTCTTCAGATCCTTGCACATAGGACAGGCTATTGCATCAGTCTCTTTATGCACGTTTTGCAGGTTACACCAGACATGATGCTTCATCTCAATACTTCATGTTCTTGTTGTATCCGCGCGTGGTCTGCTTGCGAATCTTTGTATTGCCACCGGCTGCACTTGATGCTTTGGGATTTTGTGTGCCGGGCCATGGTGCGATCTTTGGTTTCTTTGGAGCTGAATGATAACCTTTCATAGTGTCACCTGTTTCAGGAAGTGGTCGAGTTCATCAATGAGGTTGGGCTTTATCTTCGGTATCGAGTAGTAGGATGCTATTAGTATAGCTAATACAAGATAGATCATATCTTCACCCATAAAAAAGCGCCAAGCATGACACCTGACGCAGTTGTAGATACTAGGATAATGATTGTCTTTTAGTTATGTCTGATTGTCAAGTCAGCTGACGATGTTCATTATCCTGGCGTATGCAGTATATGCGCTCTCAGGGTCAGGAAACGTCATATCGAAGTCTTTACCTCCCTTGAGGCATATCCAGAGCTTCATTTCTGTTTCTCCGGCCGCACACACTCGATTCGGGAATACCTGCATTGCTGCTACCTGGGTTGGATCAACAGCACATACTACGTCATCAAATTTAAACTCAATCATTTATCACTCTCCTCAAGGTTTAGTGTCATATGCGCCCATGGTATGAAAGCTTCCATCAGCACTGAAATTGAACTCAGCCCCATAACCCGGGCATCCTCGTATGTTTTTATCGCCTTCCCTCATGCTCACAATATATTTGACCGGCGAGCCTTCAAGTTCTGTTACACCTATCCCAACATCAAATTCATTCATCAGGGATACAAATTTATCATAATCTGTCATCTACCAGCTCTCCCAGGGGCTCTAATGCCCGCCTGTCAATGTCATCCAACTCTCTAATGATATCGTATAGCCTCTTACCCCAGGGCTTCCAGTTTGAATCTGTGAGCTCCAGGGCCTTGCAGTAATCTGATGTCTTGTACAGCGGTTGCTTGGTTGCCAGGCGGTGTTTGGTGTCTTTCATGGCATATTCGATCAGGATCAGGTATCTAAGCGTCCTACGATAGAACCCTCTGCGTTTGTATTCACTCCACATCGATAGCAGATGGTCCTGTACTGTCTCCCTTTCAGTCTCGGTGAAGTCAGCGTATGCGTAGTTGCCCCATGACCGCTCAACTACAGGTAGCTTTTGGATGATGTTCTGAGCCCTGCCCTTCTGCATACAGTTGAATACTTTGCGGTCATTATCAGGCTTACCTGATGATTCTGACCAATTACTACCTGTATCTGCTGTTAGGCATACTCTCCATATCTCTCTGGCTGATTTGTGCTTCAAGTTATTGCTGCCTTGAACGCCTTGCCGTTAACAACTTTTACAGGGTCGCCTATGCGCAACCTTTCCCCTGCCTTGATAGGAACATGCCCACGATTGACTATCGTATACCCTTCCCTTAGCCGATCAACGACATCCTTCCGTTCTACCCATTCGTATTCGTGTTTTGCAATAGCCTCTACGCCCACCTTAGCCACTACAGGAGCAGCTACTAGACCTTTGAGTAAACCTCTGCGAGTGATCATGCTATTGCATACCTCGCACTCACTTCATACCCTCTGCTTGTGTGGTTTAACATGGGCTTTTGTCTCCAAAACAATTTGGGGTGGGAATTCCCTTTGCATTGTTGGATAAATGTCTGTAAGTGGCATTGCAGGACACGAGGGATGTTTTCTTTTATTGTTGTCCCCAGAGCATACATGATAGCTACGTTGTCATACTTAATCGCCTGCCCCTCTCGTTTGATTGGAGCAAGACCAGTTACAGTCTCGAACTCGAATGGCTCAATAGTTTCTGCAATCGATTCCATTGCGCGGGTAAGGTCATCGACAGTTTCTAGCTTGATGGATGAGCGCGGAATTCTAAATAGCTTAACGCCATCATTGCCGGTAGTTATTCCCACATACCCAATAAGCGGGACTGCTACTAGCCCTTTTATAAAGTCTCTACGTTTCATCAGCCTCATCCCTTAATAGTGACTTGAAACTACAATCAGAACATTCTATCCCACCAATTTCACCATCAATCACAAGCACATACCAAAGTTTGCAACTGCAATCAGGACAAATTGAAATATACCTATCATAAAGCTGAGTTATTTCACCGCCATTCATCCCCGCTTCTCCTGTTCCTCCAAGGCCGATATAACATCGTCAAGAGAGTCCAATAGCACCTCAAAAGAATCCTCATACACCTTCACGTCAGGATATTCCTCACACGTACCAACCCAAACTTCTTTGCCATCAAGTATCTCGGTTGTCATTTTGCATGTGTGCGTCTTGCCTTCAGGGTCTATACGTTTCACGTTTTGCCTCCTCTCTTTGCCTCTTTATGCCCTCAATGATCAACTCTCTCATAATTCCATTTTGGGTCTGTAGCTGCTGGAATTCATGGTCTAACTGGTATAGTTCGCCACGTATTTTATGTGCCAAAGGAACAAACACTTTCGATAATTGGCCCTCTTCAACAAGCGATTCCATGCTGTCGCCCAACCTCGCTAATGTACCCATCATCTTACCTCCTCAAATGAATCGACGCACCGCCGGGGTGGAGTAGTCCCGACGATGCATCTGGGGACATCCGCTGTTGTCAGCGCCATCCCGTGGTGAACTATGCCTCGTAAATCTCTTTTTCCTCACTCGCTGCTTTGGATCCGAACCATTTTAGCATTCTTCCATCAACACCGGAGTACCATTTTGCCACTTTGTTCTTTCTGAGCAGCCTGACATAGTAATCATCAGCTATCTGCTTTGCTTCAGGGGGCAGATGTCCGCGTCTGATCAGTTGATAGACCGCATCATGAAACAGGCTTGGCCCTTTTGTCTTCTTGCGTCGAAGTAAGCCGCTGCGCCCATCCCAGGCATAGCCCAGTTTGGTCAGCAGAGTGCCATCAGTGCGTAGCTCGATGAACGTGGTGACGATGTCCTCTTTAGGTCTTAAAGGGGTGTGTATGAACTCCCTATCCTCTGCAAGCTGGTATCTGTAGCCCTTGCGGAAGCGTGTGTATGTGGTAGTGGTCATATTGGACCTACTCCTGAATTAATCCCGTGTAGCTTCGCCTTTAATCCCTCTACTGACGGGGTGTCAGACAATTCCAATTTGATGTCGCCTAATTCCACCGGACTTAGCCAAAAATCTTCTCTAGGGCTAGAGCATGCCGCAATCGCTAAATCATAATCATCAAATGGCCTTTCTGCTGTGCCATCTCCATGATCATCCTTGCCCGTGTATTCTTTTCTCCTATCAACCCAATATACTGCCATGCCTTAACGCTCCTCATGGATTGAACATTCTCACATGATCGCTTGAGTTCCTGACATCCATGTGTAGCCACGTCACGCCTCGTTCAAAGCTGGCTGGGTGTGGCAGGATTATCTCGCGCTCCCTGATTTTACGCCTTATCTCTTCTGCATCAAAGCCGATTATATCAACTGCCCGGCCGAATGTGTGCTGTGAATAGCCCGAATAGTAATCAGATCCGTACTGCCTGAGCCCTGATTGTGTTCTATTGCCGTTAATATGCCAGTTATTCACTGTGAGAGGCGTATCTAGCTGTTCTCTGAGCGAATCAAGGTTATCTAGTAGC